ATGTTTCTTTTGTGTCAAAAAAAGTTTTCTCATGCGCTTGTTGTTGCATGGCTTGGTTTCGTATTTGTTGTTGTGCTGTTCGTTTTCGGTTTAGGTATTCGGCTCCTGCTCTGGAGTTGCATTTTTGGTGGGCTGGCCTGAGGTTGTCTAGGTCGTCTGAGCCTCCTGCGTCGTATGGGATTATGTGGTCTGCCGTGTCTGCTCCGGGTTTGCCGCATATGGCGCATGGGGGGTTGTGTTGTAGTAGTTCGGCTCTGTTGCGCCTGTATGTGGGGTCTGATGTTCTTTTGCTCATGGCTACTCAAATAGTGAGGGGTGTGTTGGTTTTGGTTGTGTGAAGTTGTCGTGGTCTCGTCTGTAATAGGTGCGTAATGCGTGGCAGTTTGCACAGACAAGTTGGCATTTGGCTATTTCTTGATCTATGTCGTTGAGGCTGCATGAAGCTTTTACCATGTCTGCAATTTTGTATTCTTTTGTTAGTCGGTCTATGTGGTCAAACTGGAACATAACGAAATTGTGTTCTGTTACTTCTGTTTGGCAGTCGTGGCAGGATCCTATTTCTAGTTTTTTTGCCAGTATGTGAAGTTGTTTTGATTGACGTATATTCCGGTATTTATTGCTTGGCCTCATATTGTTTTCTTTCTAACGCCTTTGTGCTTCGCACTGCAGTTGTTTTCATCTTACGACAGATAGTTTTGGTTGTGGCTCTGCCCTCACGGTTTCAAGGCTTTCACTTGTGGTCGCCGTCAAACTAATACCGACACCAGTCACCTTTTCTGTCGTTAGGGAACGCTGCTCGCCTCGTTTTCGTGTGCAGGCTTTCACGTTAGTCATCTCGGCTGGCACATGAGGCGTCTACCCACGTTCCCGTGTGTATCACCAACAGAGTGCAATCCCCTATGTGGCCGTGGTTCTATAAAGTTGTCAATGATTATTACAGGCTTTCAGCTGTAATTGTCAAGCACCTTTTCTACCTAGTCGTTCTGCGATCATTTCTAGCTGTGCTGGACGCCACACATACTGCTCAACCCACGGGGCTAGATAGTTGAGCCATTTGGTTTGTTCCAAACTTAGTTTCCCTTCGGCTGTTTTCAGTTCGGCAAATATCAAACCACGTTCACGGTGCGCAAGCACTAAATCGGGGAAGCCTTTGCCGTCAGAACGAAACACACCGGGACGCACTTGATGAGGGCTGGGGTGGAATATGAGCCAGCCGTTCATTTTGGCTATTTGTTCTACTTTGTCCTGAAATAGTCGTTCACTCATCAGAAACCACGCCTGTCTGAATACTTGTCACGGTCGCTCATTTTTGGTGTTTGGTGTTTCCAGATCAGCTCGTTGAAACGCATATCGTTTTTGGTTTTGATAGCGTCCCACATTCGTTCAGGGAACAGATCTGGTTGGCTTTTCATTACACCGATTGCGTCCATAATGAACCCATGTGAGTAAGTGACATAGGTTTGCGCCCTGTCAGCTAGTTCCGTCAGCAATGCTCTTACCTCATCACGTTCTCTTGCTACCAGTTGTAACTGTTCCTGCAATGTCTCAATCAGCAACTCGTCAGGGTTTTCAGAATGCGCCAATAAGCACTCATTGCAAACAAAAGTTTCCTCGCCTGCTTGTGGGGTTTCACAGTATTCGCACTTCATCAGAATGGTTCCTCATCTGTGTAGATCGGCTGAAAATCATCTGCTGGGGCTGGTGCACCACCGTTGAGCAGCTGGTCAATCAACTGGCTTGCTTCACGCTTTGTCATGGTGTCAAGGTTCGCTGGCGCAGGACGACCTTGTGCCTTGTATTTAGACCTAATCATGCCTTTTTGCTTGTCGCTCGCTAGTCCTGTTGGCTCAGTAATCTGTACGTCACCACTTGCAGACATGCGTTGAACCTTGCCCATTTCCTCACGGGACGGGCGTTTTGTTACGTCACTACCTGCATAGCCAGCGTTGGCTAACGCTCTGCCAACTGCGCCTGTTTCACAGTTCTCAACGTGGCTTGTCCGGTTCACGTTGCCTTGTCCACGCACTTCTTCAGCCCAGCCAGTGGCGATACATTCGCCGTCAAGCCATAATTCGGCTTTGAAAACGGCAACATCAGAGAGGTAATGCACAAGATCTGTGATGACGCGTCCTGTTGGGTGGTCTTTGAGCCAGCGATCTAATCGTGCTGCTACTGGTTCGTAATCGTCAAGATTGAAACCCATGACTAATCCTCAATCCCTCTAATGCGCTCAATAGGTAGCCATTTGCCGTTGGTTTTGCCGTAACAATTCCAATCGCCATAACCAACGTTTTTGTATTTTGTTTCGTAGCCAGTTTCTATTGACCATTTTGCGCATTTATTTGCTTGATAATCCAATGATTTGTTGTAAGCAAAAAGCACCAATAACCAAAACATCAGTGCCAAAGGCACATACAGCCAAAACAATTTATTGTTATTCGTGTAATCAATTTGTATGCCCAAAACTACTGTAGCCACAATAATTGCAATAAATCCAACGATAATTAGCCAAACCATTACATTTCCCCTTTTTGGATTTTGACAACGTTATTGAAAAACGTAGCAACACTGTCACCGTTGCTAGTTGCTGGGTGTGTTGAAATCGCTTGGGCTTTTGTTTGAGCAAGCACCACAGCAGCTGCTTCACGCACCAACTGGGCTTCCTCATGTCGTCTGGCTACTTCCAGCCTGAAATGCAGGTTCATCAACCCTGTGAATAGGTCTTTATTAGTCATTGGTTTTTCCTTTGGTTTTAGTTAGTTACGACACCAACGCCGTACCTGTTGTTTGCCATTATGACAGACGGCTGTGCGTAGTTGTGGATTTGTGCGCCACAACCGTTTGAAGCAGCCATGACCCCATGGGCCAACAGCCCACTGGAACTTTGCTCCGTGTCTTTTGCCATACCAAAACGCATGGTCTAACACTTTGGCTTGTTGCCAGTATTTGAGGTTTTTAGCCTGACTAATGGGTGTGTCACTGAACATGCGCCATGTTGATTTAGCGAAACCAAATGCACCGATATAGGACATGGATTTGTGTGCAAGGTTTGACCCTGTTTCACAATCGCTCAACGCCCTATAGACGCTGTACGGCAATGGGTGGTTCCATACGGGGGGTTCAGTACCAGTAGCAGGGCTGAAAGTGATGAGTAGCGCCACCAGTGCGCCTTGTATCAAGAGTTATCCCAATCGTAAGCCCGTTGGCGTGCTTCCTGCTGTAGTTTTCTGTCGGCTTTCATAGCGACATAAATCAAACTAATCAGTGTGCCTACAGCACCTGATAGGCCACCAACAATGAAGCCAAGCCAATATGCCTGTTCTGTAGTCATTGTGCAATTCTCCTCATCATTTCCAAACCAGCGTTCGTGATCACGCACACCATTTGGGGGCTTCCAGCAGTTGAGTTCCGACGTACTTTGCAATCCTCAATTAGTCCTGCGTGGCGTAGCTCTGAACAACGCTTCCAATAGCAGCATTTAGGCTTTGTGGCGAGGCCTGAACGCATGCCTGCTTCTTCGTCTGTAAGCCCCAGACGGGCTTGTGCGTAGGCTTCCAGCAGTATTGCTTGCTGTGAGCCTCTGCGTGGCTGTACGGCCTTCCCACCGTCTCTGGAGGTATCTGGGTCGGTAGCCCTGAATAGGGGTAAATCGGTGTAGTTCATGTTGTGCGCCTTTCTTGGTTTTTGTACGCAAATGGAACCCTACGAAAAGAAGCCGAGCATGTCAAGCAATGGTGGGTGAGGCATGGGGGAAAACAGCCTACTGCCTACCCCACCCACCTGCCGTAAGCCCCGAAAAAACCAAGAAACGGGGCTATGGCGACCTAATCAGGCATTTTGAGTTTCAAAAACTTTTCTGCCCATTCGTCAGGGTCTTGTTCGCACAGCTCTAAATGGAACCAAGCCCCACCCCGACCGGCACTTTCAGCGTCCGTCTTGTAAATCTTGACACCAAGTTTGCCTTCACCACGAGAACAGCGATAACCACAACCAAACAAACCTTTGTTTCGTCCGTAGTTGTACCAGTGCATTTCAGCAAGCCCTAGCTCTTTGCTGTTGAAAATGAAAAAGTCCCAGATTTTACGGGCGTATTGTTCATCACTCAAACCATGTTTTTTGCCTAGACCGGCATAGCCAAGATCACACGCGAACCCTGTGGCATGGGTGGATAACCATTGTTCGGATCCGGGGTCGCCAAGTTTCATGTTTTTGGTGTGGCTGTTACGCATAAGACGGTTTGTGTATGTGCCGAGGTTTTTCAGGCCGAATTGCTTACCTGTGAGTTCTACACATTTCAGGATTAGTGGCGACGCTTTTTTACCGTCAAACGCAGGGTAGTAAGGATATTTACGAGGCATTATCTCTCACTCCAAATGCTTTAGATACTTCGTCTGCTGAAATTGTGCCGTCAAGAGCTGACGTGGCGAGACGTTGAGCGACCATAAAAACGCTTGATAGGCCAGCGAGTGCAGCTGCTTTCCATAGGTCTAGTTCTGGGGCGAACACTGCTGCGCCTGTGATGACACCTGTGGCTGACGCTACGAATAAGGCGATCATGCGATATGTGATGTCTTTGAGTGTTTTCATTTGTCCTCGTCTGCTGGTTCAAATATGTGAGGTGATTGGTCGCCACGCCGTGCGCCTATGCCGTTGCCTATGCCGTAGCCACCAAAGGCTGTGATGATTGGCAGTCCGGCTTCGGCTGTGATTTTGCCGAGGGCTAGGAGAACGGTGACACAGATGAGGGCTACTAGGAGAATGAACGCTTTGGAAGGGTTAGCAATTTTCATTTGTTGTATCCATAAACACGAATAGAACCGCCTGTCAAGTTGCCAGTAGAGCAAATGATTTTGAAATCTGTGTATGAAGTGGTGTTTGCCAACCTATAAACGCTAAAACCTTGGTTGCTTGTATCCATGATGAACGCATTACCGATTGTTGGTTTTGCTAAATATGGGCTAAGTATTTCACAAGTCATTTCTGCAAAGGTTGTGTCATACCCACCCATAATGGCCATATTTGCGCCATTATTGGCTGGCAAATTGGTTACGGTGGTTGCCGTATATGGGCCGTAAATACAAATCCCGTAATAGCCCGTAACAGCATTACCAATTTGGAGTTGAATGTTTCCGTTTGCTGAACCCACACCACCAGCCAAAATAATTTTGTAGTTTTCGTAATCAGCTGAAAACGCATTAGCAACTGTGATGCTTGTGTTGTTTGTACCAATGGTCACTACACCATTTGAGGCTGTGGCTGCCGTGCCACCAGCACTGGTAACAGTGCAACTGGTTATGCGCCATAAACCGACGGCGTTCATTTGTGCCGCTGTCAAAACGCTTCCTGCTGTAAATGTTGGTGGTGTTGCCATTATGGGTAGCCCAATCTGTTCGTATCTAAAACCCCAAAAGTGGGGCTATCGAGAATAAAAGCCTGTCCGAGACTAGGCGAAAAATAACAAACAATGCTCGCCTTATCAGGGTAAAAAGTCAAACCAAAACCTTCAAGCACCCCATAAACAACCGAACCCCGAAACGTGATCTTCACGGGATTGCCAATCAAACCAGAATAAGCAGTGTCACTTCTAGGGACAAAGCCAATTTCCATACAAGTATCAGAAACGGTCGTGTCAGTAGAAATAGAAAACGGTGCTGGCTGAAGCTGGCCAGAAAGAATGTTCACCAAATAACCAGCCAAACTATAAGCATCTGTAGTAGATGCGTTATAAGAGCTGTAGTTCAGCGTGTTATAAGGTGCATTTCCATAGTTTGCAACCTGTGTATCTAACGTGTCAGCAGTGACATTTGCTTGGTTATATGTGGTTTGATTTGACGACAAGTAATTCAACGACTTGTAACGCATTGTATAAATGTCTAAAGCACCGTCATTGAAATGAATGTTTGTTCCTGATGCGTAAGCCCAAAATCTGACACCAACCGTAGGGATACCAGGGCCTGAAACACGCCTCATATCTAAATCGTCAATACGGTATTGGCCTGTGCGCATCATCTGGTTCATGATGTCAAATGCACCACCAGATACCCCAGCAGGCTGAGGTTTCAGAACACTGCCATTGTTCCCACCTGTTAGATTTCCGTCTAAACCGACAAAGTTTGCTAACTCAGTAATGTTGGTTGCAACATTTGTACTAGTTGCCCCCAGAACATAATCGGTGACGGTATTAGCAGCCAAAACACCTGTTCCACCCGTAGCAGTAATGGTTATTCTGTCGCCGGGTGCTGCACCAGTTGACGAGTTATAAGGCACATCATAGGTGCGTTCAACGTCAATAATTTTGCCTGTGAAATAAGCATTTGATGATGCTGAATTGCTAGTGCGAACGTCAATGAATTGACCTATTGCTATTGGCGTGGAATATGTGTTCGCTGGTATTAGTTCAATGGTGCAGGTTGATGCTGAGAAATTGTCTGAAAACTTTTGACGGCCTCGGTTGATGACGACAGATTGAACGCCAGTGAGTGTGCTGTATGTTCCACCAATGCTGGAAGAATACGAAACGTTAGGGGCTGTGTAAGCCATTATGCGCTAACCCTTATTGGTATTGAACCGTTAGCTTGCATGTATTTGCGCAAAGCGTTCACAACCTGTTGAGGGTCGCCACCATTCACAGTGATGTTCACCGTAGTCCCCATAGCCCCAGCACGATCTAACGGAACCACTGCCTCGGGGCCAGCCTCACCAATCAACGCCAACGTTGGGCTTGTAACAATGCCACCAGAAGCCATAGCAGGAATGTCATACCGAGAAATATCAGCCCCCGACAACGCCTTAGGCGCGCTTTCTTTGATATGGGGAATGGTTGGGATATTGACCTTAGGCAAAAGGTTCAGGCCACGAATAACAGCATTGATAGATGTAATCACAGCGTTTAGAACAAAGTTCACACCAGTACGGAAAGCGTCAAACTTGTTGTACGCATAAACAGCAGCAGCACCAAGAGCAACCACCCCAGCAGCGATAAGCGTGAACGGGTTGAGAGCCATAGCAATATTGAGAGCAACAACTGCAGCTGCAATGCCACCAATAGCCCCAGCAATCGCTGTAAAGGCTTGGGGGTGTTTCGCTGCCCAATCAGACATTTTCTGCAACAGTGGCAACGCTTTTTCAATGACCGGAATAAGTGCAGCACCAATACTTTCTTTGGTTTCATCAAGGGTCAATTTCATACGGGCAAACTTGCCAGCCGTCGTATTAGCGGCCTCTGACGCTGCCCCACCAAAAGTCTGTGACAACTTAGCCATAGCTTGATCAAGTGTCATGCCGTCCTTGATCATGGCTTTCAACTCTGGCGACAGTTTGCCAAGAGCTGTGAGGTTTCCACCGTAAGCCTTCGCTAAAGCGTCGGTAACACTACTTAGGTCTTTCCCTGTGGCTTTGGAAATGTCCATAGCCAGTTTTACGCCCTCTTGGGCTTTCGTTACGTCATGCGTTTGGCGAGCGAGTTTGGCAAGGGCAGGCCTCAACTCATCATCAGCCACACCAAGCAAGCGACCTTGAGTAGAAATCCAATCCTCGGTAGCAGCAATCTGGCTATCAGTTGCTTTTGTGTTTTTAGTGAGAGCCAATGCCAGTTGCTTTTGTGCAGCCTCATCTTCCATAGCGGCTTTAGTAGCGTCAAACAAAGCAGCACCCACACCAGCCAAAGCAGCAGCAGCCGGGATAGCGGCCTTTTTGATTGCATAGTTAGCTTTAGCCCCAGCACCCTCTAATTGACTGAACTCTTGTTTGGCTTTAGCAATTCCTTTGCCGTCAAACTCGGAGATAATAGGTATAGAAATAGCCATTAGTTCAGTTCCCTTTGTACACGGCGAACTACTTCAAGTGTTGCCTGCTCGATACCGTCAGCAATTTGGCCTGCTTTAGAATAAACAGCTGGGCCAATAATGCGTGTACGGCCAGCAGGTAAAGCACCCAGAGAGTTGCCTAAATTATTTGGGTTTGCTCGTCCAGCACTTTCAAAAACTGCAGTACCGGCGTCATTTTGCTGGATAAGGATTGAAGCAACACGCCGACGGTCGCTGTCAAGTTTTACTTTGACACCACGCACAGCCTTGGCAGGGTTGTATGGGAAAAGCGCACGACCTCGGCTTTGCCAATTACGAGCCATACCAGACAAAGGCAAACCAAGAGCAGAATAGCGACGCTGTGTTTCCTGAATGGCAGGTTCAGCAATTTTGGTGATATCAGCAGCAAACTGTTTGCGCAAACCCGGCTCAATCTTATTGAGAGAGCGAATGGCTTCATTGACACCAACTATTTGTGTGTTCAATGTTGCGCTCATTTTTGTTTCTTTCTTGCTTCGTTTATCACGTCAATAACAGTTGCCATATCATCAACCTCAAACCCGATGTCAGGTGGCCACCACCCCGTTTCAACCAGCACCACAGCTAGAGAACGGGAGAAGCTGCCACCTCGGTAGGGTTTGCATTTTCGCTACTCACAACCTCAACAGCGTCGATACGTTTTAGGTAGTCGTCAAATACTGCTGGAACTGTCACGCCTGCTTGTTTGCTTGCTTCAAAGGCTAGGAACGCTAATTGTTCCAAAGCAATCCCCGTTGCTAGATCGCTTGCCCTGATTTTGAACTTGCGTTCCATTTGAATAATGGTGTGCAGATTGGTGGTGACTTGGTATGGGTCACCTTCGTTTGGTGTGACTTGAAGTGTCAGTTTCATGTGCTGTTTTCCTTTAGTTGATTAGATCAGGGGCTTGTGATGTCGCGCGCCCAAGTGCCACCAGTAAATGATGCCTGCACTGTCGCTAACTCGCCAACAGTTGAATTGACTGGTGTGAAGTTTGCAAGCATGCAGTTTGTAATGGTGTATTCAGGGTTTGTTGCGCTTTCAGTTGTGCCACTTGGCGAAATTACAAGCGTTGTGGTTCCTTTGCCTACGCATGAAGCAAGGATTGCTTCCACTTCGGTTGCGCCGTAGCTGAGGAAAAATGTGATTGAAACGTCCACGGATTGCAACCCGCCGACGAAGCGTTCTCCCGTATCCCCAAAGGCGGTTGCAGGTAGTGCTGCCTGACCAATTGTGAGCGTGACTTGATTGGCTTGGTCGGACAGGTCGGTTGTTGTTGCGTCCTGTGTCAGGTTGATAGTTGCGTTAGACAGAAATGTTGTCGTAGCCATTGGGTTTCCTTTTCTAGTTACGCCGTACTGCTACGGCAACGGTGAGGTCATAAGTGGGGAGATCTTGCCCCCCAACAATCAAACTGGACGGACGCATTGAAGTAACAGCAATAGCACTGTTCATAATCGTGTCAGCCACAGTGAGAAGATAGTTAGCAGCGTCTTGGCTTGCTGGTGGTGGTGCGCAAACATGAAGCGTCAAAGTGATATTTGCAACATTGAAAGTAAAATTGTCTGAACTTGGCAAATCAACCAATACACACATTGGGCGAATGTTTCTAGGGTCTGTTGTCCATGCGACACCCTTAGCAGTGAGAACGTTTGTAACAGCTGTTACAGCGTCAGCGAGAACCCCAGTAGCAGGCATTACGCTAGCTGCGCCCTTCCAACGCCAAGTAGCTGCTTGACACGGCCAAGCGAAACAGGACGGTCAAACTGTCCCATGCCTGAATAGCCAGCGTACTGATCGCCTGACGAGCCACGATCACGGTACAGCATTGCTGCATAAACAATGACGCCCTCTTTGATGTCAGAGCCGGGTGAAACGTTTGGGTGGTCTTGATAGCCAGCGTTGGCGCGCCATTTCCAGCAGCGATCGTTGGAAGCGTCTACGCAGGTTTCAAGCATTGTCAGGTCTGAACCTGTCGGGCTGAACCCGAGCCATGTTTCTACGTCGGCTGTGGTTGCCCATGTGGTTTCAAGATGAACTTGACCCCAAACAGCCTGTGAAGCAATCGTGAAATTGCCTTTGGTGTAGGTCACTGTATTGAGTGTTTCGTCCACTGCTGTGACTTCGGCAAATAGTTGGTTCCATGCTGGGGTTGGCAAACCACCAACGTCAATTTTAGAACCAACCTGAATGCCATTCACTTCGTTTAGGGTCAAAGTGAATACGCCCGACGTCGCCGCAATGTTCGTGACTGTTTTGTCAATCGCAATGGGAAATGTGGGCGTACTCACTCTGAACTCCTAAAGGTTTCGCCTATTTAGGCTGCAACTCGCTTGACGAACTTGCTTGGGTCAATCATGAGTGTTGCAAAGTTTCCACGCCATGCGAGTGTGCGTGAAAGTGTGCTTGGTACTTCAATGCTGATAGCACCCTTCTGTTGCTCAAAGATTTCATAGCCGGTGGCGTCACCAACAATGATTGTTCCGTTAGCGAAGTTGCGATCAACAACGACACGCAAACCGAAAGCAACAGCGTCGTAAGCACCGGGCGACATTGAACCAAATGCGTTCATTGGGCCAACTTGTGGGAACAACGGACGCTTTGAGCTGTCAGAAAGTGAACCGAGGCTTGCGAACATGTCGGAAGCAAGGAACAAGTGGGTTGGCAGGTTGCCGTTTGAGCCTGACAGGATTGTTGCTGCGCTGTCATAAACAAACTTTGTCCACTTGGCTGCGTCTGTAAGGTCTGCGTCTGCGAGTACTCCAGTTACGGAAGCACCTGAAACGAGGTTGTCGGCTGCAACGTTGTCTGTGGTGTTTGCGTAGATGCGTCCCATGTCCTCAAGAATGAGGTTGAGAACTGCAGGATCTGTCCAATCCAAGTCCTGTTCGGAAATGGTGACGTAACCACCGTAGGTTGCCTTTGTGACTTGGTTGTTGTACACAACGAAAGTGCCTGACTGCAATGCTGCGTTTTCAGCAGACTGAACAGCCATAGAAGTGTGGGTTGTTACTTCTGGACGAATAAACACCTTGCCACCAGCAGGCATTGCCTTAGCACCGATTGCGTCCACAACTGGACGACGACCAACAAAGTTGTTGTATGTTGGCCCAACAATAGGCGTTGGCAAAAGACCCGGAGTATCAGAAGTTACAACGTCTGGTGCAGCTGCACGAAGTGCTTCTGACATTCCACGCCATGCGTCGCCACCTGCGATTGCTGCAGCAATGTATTCTGCTGCTGTCGGGATTTCTACTGGCTTACGGGCTGCAGCAAAGATTGGTGCAGTTGGAACGATCTCAGCCGAAGCCTCAACCGCTGGGGTTTCTTGTGACATTTCAATTTCTCCTTCAATGTCTTGGGGTTGGGTTTCGTCTGCTTCTGGTTCAACCTCATCAGGTTGGGAAGCGGCGATTTGTGTAATCACAGCGTCACGGAACGCTGCTTGAGCAACAAGGCTGATTTCTATTAGATCTGCTTGTGAAACAACCATTGTGCCTTGCTTGTCATATTTGTATTTCACAGGTACAGCACCAACGCTCACGCTGTCGTATGCAGTTGCTTTGACAAGTTCAAGTGCGTCATTAGCACGGGCTGTTTTCGCGAACTTTGCGCTAAACAACAAACCTTCATCACTATCGGCAAGTTCAGTAACCACACCAATAAGGGCAGACATGTCATGACCCTCAAGAAGTTTGGGTGCTTTGCCATTTACGTCAAAAGCACCACGCATAAACTTGACAGTTTCACCACTTGACACTGTTGCTGGCGTGTCCCACGGAACAGCCACACCAGTAATCGAACGGGGGCTATCCTCACCAGCAGCAGCGTCAAGGGTAATCGGTACAGATACAAACTCAAGCATTAGTTCTCTCCACTTGTAGATGGGCTTTCAGACGGGGTATCGACCATAGGCATATCCTCAACACCCAAATAGCTTTCAATATCAAACTCAACAAAACGACCACGGGGCAAAATGCGATTACCTGACAGCGTTTGTTCAATGCAATCGAGATAAATACGAGCACCAAACAAATACAAGTCTTGACGGGCTTGCTGTGCGTTCTGATATGTCATAGAACTGCCCTCGGTTGGTGCGCCCAAAAGATAAGCAGGGATATTGCACAAACGTGACAACTCAAGAGCCTGATATTTACGCTGGTCGGACACAACTTCCATAGGTGGATTGTTGTATTCCTTGAACTGGATTTGTGTAGACAACGCACCAATAGCATTATTTTTTCTTGCAGCTGCCCACGCTGCAGACAACTCACCTAAAAACTCGCCGTCCATGTCCTCGCCAGAAACCTGTTGCAAATAGCCCGGCACTGTTTCTAATTGTGCGTAACGGTCGGCTGCTTGGTCGAGGTAAATGCTTGTGTTGATCGCACGAACACCAGTTTTGAGAATGCCAGCAATAGGGCTAACAAACTGAATTACATTCTCGACATCTAACGGCATGCCATTGAACTCAAGTTCAGAGCTGGGGCCATAAAACTGTGGGATGCCTGTTTGCTCGGTGCTTGAAATGTTTGCTGCTGGGAGCCATGTCATTTCATAAGGCCAGCCTGTGGAAGTGCGCTTTGTGATATAGGCATAGGCAATGCCATAGAAGAACAAATCGGAAAATATGTTTGTGAAAAAGAACGCCCTAGTCACCTTTGGGTCTGGGGTTTCCATCCACGGTTCTAGAGGTAAATACACCTCGTCATATTCACGGGTTTGCTCATTCCACACCTTTTGGTAGTGCTTTAGCTCTAAAGCCCCAACCATGCCAGCGATCAAGTCCCTACTCCGACTTATACTAGGGACCGTAAGAGATTTATATTCGTCACTGCCTACGGTATAGGTCAGAAACTGGCCAATGTTAGACGAGCCTGCTGCAGCCCTAATGGGCTCGGAAGCATATGACGGCTTGACAGCCTTACGAGTAAAAACAGCCATGTAATTTGGAGTATTGCACAAACTAGTTGCAAATGCAACGACCTTTGCAAAACTTTTTTTATGAGCTACCCATAGACGGTCTTGCCGTCCCCCCAGCCTTAGAAACAAACGCAGCACCAGCCACCAAACAGCGAGCCATTTCAATTGGCCCCGGACTGCGTTGCGAACTCAACACAACAGACCCCGACGCGCGAGCAAGAACAGCCCTAGCCATGTGTTCATTCAACATCTCATCACCACGGTGAACAAGCATTCCTTCAACAATCATGGAACGCACAAGACCCGTATATTTCAGCAATTCTCCATAACCCCAAATAAGACGGCGACCATGCAATTTCTCTGGGGTGTGCAAATCAAGGCTAGGAGTGATCGCTAAACGCAGTTTCGGGTTGGCTGTCATCATGTCCGTAATAATCTGCCACATTTGGGGCAACGTATCAGCCACAAAACCAACCTCAGCCACAAGCTGCTTAGACCCAGCAACCTGCGAAACAAGCACCCCAACGTATTTGCTTTCATCAACGGAACTATCCACACTCAAAATCGTTTTGTCAAACTCAAACTGCTGGTCAGTTTTCCGTTTAGCCCACATACCCGGTGGAAGCCACGAAGCAGCTGCAGCCACCCACATATTCCCATGCGCCCTCAAATACTCGCCACGATCAGGCATAAGGGAAGCGTCACGCAAGTTTTGACGTGTAATTGTGCGCCCCATACTTGGATTACTCCAACGCAGATTATCTAAATCGTCCGGGTTGGCGTCTGTCGGCATAGACCATTCAGCAAAAAACGTTCGGTCTTTTTCTCCCCTATCAATAAGAGCAAGGCATTGTTCACGAAGCCTGATAAACACCTTAGAGCTTTCATCACCAGCCGTAGAAGTAAGAAAAGCCATAGGAGATTTCACAGCGATCTGTGACGGTTTCAAAGCCCCAAAATACGCTGGTTCGGTAATAGCCCAAAGTTCGTCAGCCAAAATAATGTCATAAGTGCCACCATGCTTTTTCTTGGTAGCAGCCTTCACCACATATTTTGACCCGTCAGCCATGACGACCTGCATACGGCCATAACCATTACTGACTTTCGCTAAACCACTTTCAGCCCATAACTCAAACACGTCACGCAACTCGTCAAACACTTCCGTCGCAAGAGACAACTCATGAGCCGTTGAAAGAATACTGACCGGACGTGCCCAAATTCGAGGTAACTCCGACAAGCCCCAACCGACAATCCCAGCCAACATAGAAGTCTTACCGTTCTGACGAGCAGTAGAAACCAAAGCCGTCGAATGCACAAACACATTCGCCTCATCATGCTCAAAAGCACCCTGCAAGCAATACCTCTGCCACGGAAACAAATCACGCCCTAAATGCTTCAAAGTCCAATCAGCAATCAAAGGACCAAAACTCTGATACCCATACAACCCCGAAGTCAACCTCGGCTGATCAAAACCAAACTCACCAGAAAACCCTTGTTGCGCTTCGGTTCCAGCCG